TTAAAGTTTATCGGCGTGGTGCATCAGCACAAACTTATCCCACAACTGCTCTTCTGTTTCGACATGTGCCGGATCTTTCAAAATAGTATTGGGGATCGGGCACACCTTCTGGCAGGTTGGCGTGTCGTAATGGCCTACGCATTCCGTACATTTGTCGCTGTTAATCTCGTAAATGCTATCACCCATCGAAATCGCCTCATTCGGGCATTCGGGCTCGCACATATCGCAATTGATACAGCGTTTAGTAATTAGTAATGACATTTCAATGAATTACCGTTAAATCATTTTAAAATCAGTAAGTTATAGAGTGCGTTTATCATTCTCTATTATTAACTTACTGTATGTTGATACAGTGTATTTAACCCTGATAAACTCAGTCCCGTAACACAAAGCCGCAACACATTGCATTTTGTCCTGCTGAAAAGACCTGCATGTGTGAGCTTGTTTTCTGTGCCTTCGCAGATAAGGATTGAGAATGCCGCGCACTGTAACACATAAACCGGATAGCCCCAATAATGACGATGTTTTAGCCGCGTCTGAAAAGTGGCATGCCTGTAAACCCCCCTATACCAGCGCACACATGAAAATCTGTGTTGCTGCCGCAAAAATTATCCTCTCAGCCGCCGGCGTAGCCCGTCGTTCCAAATACGAAAAAGAAAATTATCTCCGTATTGATTTTAGTAAAGCAGGTAAGGTGACATTTTACGCCGAGTTCCCTAAAAAGATGGGACTGAAAGGTAAAAAACTTGGTGAATGGCCGGAACTCGCAATTCAAATAGCCAGAGAGAAGGCAACAGAAATGGCTGTGGGTGGGTTGCGTGCTGAATCTGTCCACGCCGCTTTAGAAATGTACCGTGACGACCTTAAAGCTAAAGTAGCCCGTCAGAAATTGAGCCCTGATAGTTTCACGACATACGGGGTACGAATCGACAGAATTAAGGCAACGTTTGGAGAGCGTGAAGTATTCAGTGATGTGACATACAGTCGGCTGGTGGATGTGCTGGATGAGTGGATCGCTACACGCTCCAACAATAACGCGCTAGAGTTATTCGGAGAGCTTCGTCGGTTCTGGAAATTTTGTGCTCCTACACTTTGCAATGGACGTAATATTGCCGCCAGTTTGCCTGATGATTATGTTTCATCTCGTGTGCAGAAACCAACACCAACGCGACTATTTACGGATATTGAGTCAATCGCCCGTCTTTGGCTCAATGTGGCTGCTTGCGCATCTATACACCAGAAGAATGCCGTTCGATTCATGATTATTACTGGCGTTCGCCCGATAAACATTAATAACCTGCGCTGGGATTACGTCAACGAGGATGCAGATGAAATCGTTTATCCAGAAGGCGTGATCGGTATGCGTGGGGCGATGAAAACACAAAAGGCTTTTCGCCTGCCGATAACGCCAGAGATCAGGCGAATTATCGACGAACAGAAAGCCTGGCGAGATTCAGTTGCCGAGTGTAATAAAGATTACGTGTTCTTACAGCCGCGCGACCCTATGCAGGCATTTTCAAAACGATCACTGGATAAACTGGTCAAAACATACAGCCCGGAAGGGGCGGTAAAAGGTATGAAGCACGACGGGACAATAAAAGGGAAAGAGGGGGCATTTAATACGATGTGCCGTAAATTCCTTAAGAGCAATGTGATTGCCCTGATGAAGGAAAGAGGTTACTCCCGATCAGATAGAAGGGAAGTAAGCCTCCTGTGCCTTCACCATTCCAGCAAGTCAGATGACCCGATGGCGGAACACTACGACTTTTCAGATGAGATTTTGCAGGAAGAGATTGCGTTAAAGCGCGAAGCATTTGAGGCTCACGAACGGAGCATACTTGCACAGGTTGCGCTGCTAAGGCGACGGGGTTGAACGACTATTGATGACCATTAAAAACTATGTGACGTTTCGTTGAACGTTATTTAAAACGCAGATAGAATCAAGAAAAATCCTAAATAAATGGAATATTGTTTATGGCTAAGAAAATTGCATTACTGGGCTTTTCTGCTCTTTTCGTTGCGAGTGTTGCTTTTGCTGAAACCACAAGTAATTGGATTGAAGTTACTACAGCTGATGATGGCATTTTTTCAGCAAAAAGAGGCACATTTAGAAGTGTAAAAGGTGAATCATCTGCTTTGTTCATGTATCAAACAAAAAATAAAAAAGTAGAGTATTACAAAGTTAGTATTAAAGATGCCGACTGTGATAGTGGGTATGGGGAGATAAAATTCTTCTATATGGATGGGAAATTAGCTTTCAAAGGTGATTATGTCGCAGATGGGAACAGTGTTGGCGCAGGTATTGGTGATTTTATGTGTGGGGTCAGAATTGGACTTAGCTCACAAAAAAGTTAAATTAGGGGCATTTGTTAAAAAAACAATAGCCCCATAATCCACATTAGGTTAATACTGGCTCCGACATTTCTGGATAAAAGCCTCTACGTTTCGGCGCTCATAGCGAACAACTTTTGCGCTGAATTTTACAGGGGCCAATATAGATCGGTGCCGATGTTCTGTATTCCATTTACATAATGTTTTTTGCGTAATCCCCAGCTTCTGGCATACCTCATCCGGAGTGAGGAGGTCATCTGGTTGTTCAGTCATGTTATGCCTCGCTGTTATCGAGGGTGATGATGAGCCGCTTCCAGATGGCTGAGACATACTTAGCCTGATGTTTTGCATCAGCTATGGCATTGTGCTTGTCGCCTTCAAATGGCATGTCACGCCGCGGGTTGATTCCTATCTGCCGTCCCAGCTCGACGATCGTTCGAACATCACGATCATTCGAGTATATCCATGGGCAAGGAATCCATTCACGCTCATAGCTGGTTCGTAGAATAACGTTATCAAACATTGCGCCGTTACCCCACACCTGAACCTTATCAAGATTGGCATTATCACGGATGAAGCAGGCGAGGTAGCTCAGCACTGTAGCGATGCTTACGGCTGATTCTTTATCACAAATGGCCATTCGAGCTTCTTCGTTTTGCTGCATCCACCACATAATCGTTCCAGGGTCTGGAACAGCGCCGCCATCGACTGAACTTTTAAGGGTGACAACCTGGTAAAATTCCGGTCCCAACTCACCGCTAGAAGGATCAAAAAAAACAGCACCGATGGAGACAATAGGGGCATTCTGTTTAACGCCCATGGTTTCGATGTCGATCATTAAATGGTTCACGTTAAATATTCTCCTGTTTCGGCGCTTCTGCGATGGCTTCATCAATAGCCTGACGAACAGTCATAACCGGATAATTACTGTCATTGAGCATCATGGCGTTGCGCTGGAAATTAGCGTCAAACTTCCAACCGTAAGACGTTCCGTAATACTCATTCAGCCTTTTGTTCTGAGCATCAAGCCAGTCGAGGCGCTTTGTATCCTCCGAACCATCCGGAGTTACCGGAGAGATGCCAGCCAGCATGGCGGCGCGGCAGGCTGCGATACCATTTCTTGCCTTATGCCATGCCTCGTGATTTCGGTCTGAAATGCGCAAAACCTCTTCCATCGCCGAGAGAAGTTCATCTGGCACTACCGCCTTTGCGTTCGCGGCTGCAATAGCCGAATCAATCACCTTCACAGCATCAGCCATTGCGTAGCCGAGATTACCGCCGTCGCTTTGTGCTGCTGCTTTGCTGAGTATTTCGCTTATCTGGTGCAGGCGATCGAGTGATACAGGGCCGTGCGCCGGGTGGTTATTAGTTGTCATGGGTTAGTCCTCCCAATCAAATACGGCAAAAGCATGGTCATCATCGCAATCAATTTCGCCTTTCTCGCCACACTCTGAGCAAACCACACCATCGCCAGCATAGAGGAATTCTGGAGTGCCTTTATCTGTGTGCACGTCGAGTTCATCACTGTCACATTTGGGGCAAAAACCTGCCCATTTGATTCTTAACACGGTCATATCAATCACCCCATTCTTCATAAAAGAAGTCATCAACGCGCTTTTGCGCCTCGTACGCGGCTTCAATTTCCATTTCAGTGATATCGAAATTTTTACCGTTCAGCTCCACCATGCACTCAAGAGCCTCACCCCAATCCTGAAGCGATGAGTTACGTTTTGTTGCGCTAAAATCTGCCATCTCACTCCCCCTTCACGCCAATGCCAGCGGCGGTCATCATATGCAGGTACTCATCTCCATCCTGAACCCATTGACCACCAACCCCGTAGTGGCGATGCGTAATGATGTCGATGGTTACTAGCGGGTCTTGTTCGATTAGCTGCCGTAGAAACTCTTCTAGGTCACCAGAGCAGTGCTTGATGGCTGGAGTTTTTCCAGGGTGCCGAACAACAAGAAACTGGTTTCCGTCTTCTCGAATTTCATTGCTCTCCAGTTCTGCTATGCGCTTCTCTGCGGCTTCCAACTCATCCAGCAGAGCCAGGACGGCATCAGGCGTTGCTTTGTCGTGGAAGTTGTCAGCATCACAGCCCCAGTCATCCTCCGTCTTTGCATGCATCGCAGCCTTGCGTAATGCGCGTTTGTCGATGTTGCTCATTGGACTACCTCCCAGCAAATTTGTACTGCGTAGCTACTTTTAACGCGCTTAACTTTGCCCTCTACCTCTAACTTCTTCAGGCGTCGCAGTACGTAGTTTGTTTTGATGCCTTTGTAGTTATCACGCAGCCAGTGAGTGACCACATAAGTCATGCAGTTGCCATGGCCACGAAGTACCTGAATGATTTCTTCATCAGTTGGCTTGCTCATGCTGCACCGCCTTTGCGAAGTTTCTGCGCTAACTCATCAAGCATGTTCGCGTAATTGAACTGGTTCACGTCATCAAGAGCACAGGCCGCCATCTCCACACCCTGCGCCCGCACTTCAGCCAGGAAAGCGTCGGTCGCTGGGGTGCAGATTCGATCAATAATTGCGATCATCCCGGCCCTCAGTGATTCATCTTCAGTTGCTCCATTTTGAGTGGCAACCTCAGATGCCTCATAACCGTAATCACTCTGTGACAGCCAGTTTTCTGGATTTTTAAGCCCCGCATTCTCCGCAGCCAGCTCCCTGCACTTGCTCTCGGCGTTAGCGAGCTGTACTGCCATGTCTGTGATTCTCAGTTCAAGATTGTTAATAGTCGCGTCTGCTGCCCAGAACTCGCGACGGGATTCAGTTAAATTTGAGCAGGCGTTTTGAATTGAGTAGGCCAAAATTGCAGTATCACGATCTTCTGATTCTTCAGCTTTAACCTGCAACTGAACCGCCAGGCTGAAGAGATCAGCAATTTGAGTTTCTGTCATACGGTTATTGATCGTTTGCATTGGTGTGTACCTGCTGAAGTTTGTGTTGTTTAACGAAGTGGGCGACAGCCTTTGACTGGCTGGCGATTATTTTTTTATCGCCTAAATCCAGGGTGACGTTTTTACCGCGATAAATTATTGCTGAGCCTATTTCCTTACCGTCCAGCTTCACATACAGCACTTTCCCGATAATCTCTGTCGTAGGGATTGGCTGTGAAAGGCGATATGTTTCGCGAGCTTCAGCAATGGTTTTGTGTTCGTCGATGATTGCCAGAGCTTCAGCCAGTGCCGTGCCTTGTAAAGTGAACACGCCTTCATCGCTGATCGTCGCCATGGCCATTAACTCCACGAAACGGCGAGCGCTTTTAATGTTGAGTTCCGGAGCGATAGAACTGCGCGTTACTTTTGTTTTCCCCTGGGCTGCGGCTACTGCTTTATCGTGCTGGAGAACCTCACCAGCCTGTTCGCCAAACTCACGAACGCGGTCAACAGCAACATCAACAGACACGGCACCAGATTTAACTTCCTGCTGAACGTCATAATTAGCGGTACTCAGAGTGAGCAACTTCTCAACGGTCGCTACAGACTTATTGACCAGCTTTGCAATCTCGCTGGTGGTCTGGTTGAAAGCGTTATGAAGCTCCTGAATAACAGCCGCCTGTTCGATATCAGAAAGGGGAAGTTGGTTATTACTGGTCATGATGCGAGCCAGACGCTGCACATCGTTACCGTTGAACGGCATGATATGAATGCGGTCAACTGGCTTACCAGCTTCAGCACAACGTGCGTAGCAGCGACGGCGGCGGTGACCTTCAACAACCCACACACCACCTTCATCACGTGCGATAACCTCCAGCGGAGGAACGGTGCCACCGTTCATCAGATAGTTAAACAGGTCGTCATCTGCCTGTCTGGTGCGTTCGTCGTCTTCACGCTTGTTGAAACCTTCACGTACGTGGATATGTTCAAGGCTGATAAACATCCCGGTATCGGTGCGCTTGATGGTTCCGTCACGGGACATCTGTTTGAATGAGTTAGCGGCCATCACTTAGCTCCTTCATTCATCACAACATTAGTTACCGGAGTTAACTCACGAAGTTCGCGCTGAGCTTCCAGTAGGTGTATGTTGCTGCGTGTTTTTGTGTGTCTTTCAACAATGCGGTCGCATTCTTTTGCCCAGCAGACAACGTCATCGCGTAAAACGGTGTTCTCGATGGCCAGTGATTTACGCTGTTCCATTGACTCGCACAGCGCAACGCTGACGATATCAAGGCGGTTAGCCAGTTCGGTCATTATCCCGCGGTAAGCAACCGGAAGGAGAGGGGCAGCTTTACGGGCTGCATCAATAAGCTGCTCTCTGGTCATACGTGGTTGTAACTCAGTGACGTTCTGTGTGGTCGTCATGGTTAGTTTCTCCGTGTTATATGCGCCCTGCACGGCGCTGAATTCTTTGGCCCAGATACTTAAAAGAGGCCACCTTGGTCTTTAGGTTGGACACGTTTTCTTTTTGTGACTTCGGACTTTGAAACCTGCTTATCTGCCCAGGCTTTTGCGTGCCTCATCACATCGTCAAAAATCGCGCCTTTTTTACTTGCTTGTGACATGCGCTTATATAAATCAATTGCTTGCCATGCCCCCCCCTGAGCCACTGAAGAGGAAAAACCTTGTTTAATAAGAATTTCCCTGACGTTCTTCTCAATAAATTCGAGGTGGTTCATTAGTCCTCCAGTGGATAAATCCGCTGAATTTTGGTTGCACGAATCCCTCGCCAAAAGGCGAATAAAAATTTTGTTTCGTTTCAGTAAATGCCCCATCAAGAGGCACTCAGTGAAACGGGCGACTGCAATCGCCGGTTAGTTTCTCCACTCAATTGAAAGCGCGTTCCGCTGGTTTTGGATTTAACGAACTGGCACTTAATGACAAGGGACAGAACGCGCTTTCAGTTGAGTAAAAAGGGCGGTACCAGGGACTTCAAAGGTTGGTACTGGTACTGCCAAGACTCCACACAGCTTTCTTACTTCTTGGTACCACGCTGGCTACGTGATTTGGTGTGTGGTGGCTGGCGCTGATCTCCAGCTCAGTGGCTCGGTGTTTCAATATCGTAACCGCCCGTTCCATCCGCGTTCGATCATTCCCTATGCTCGCTTAGAACGTTTCGCCTGCTTATCTTTTCTCAACCGTTTGACGGTCAGCCCCGTCATTCACCACAACTGGAAGCGCACTCCACCTGTTTCACACCTGTCACCCATAACTGGTAAGTAAAGGAGTGCGCTTTCATGTTGTGTTCGTGGGGTCTACTTCCCTCCTGTCACGGTTCTTTCCCCGCGTCATCATGTGTTCATTCGGTACATGAAACCAATTTTCCGGGATTCCACCGACTCCCATCTGTTTTTAAAGCCACTCAGATATCGTCTGGGCTTCGCCGTCTACTTCCGGCTGTCACTGCCGTCGAGAGTGCTGGCATCTCACTGACCTGATAACTCCCAGGATCAACTGGAGTGGTTGTTATCGCGACCAAAGCGCCACTGTCCAGGACATTTAAAAGGACCGTCTCCAAGTGGTAACTCTTCCAGTCCCGGGAAGAACCCTGCGAGATGCTTACCGGGACTGACTGAAACACCTGTCTCCTTATAATTAAGAATGTATCACTGCGGCGCATATTGAGTATCACCAATAGTGATTAATTGGTCAACACCTCTAGTGATAAAATTATCACTAAAAGTGTTAACTTCATGATTATTAAGGTGAAAAAAGATGCAAAAAAAAGGAGCCGATTGGCTCCTTATTCGAAGATATTTTCAGGCCATTGGGCCTTAACAACCTTACCTATTATCCTGCAATGTTCATTACATTCAATTGCTTGGTATCGTGGGCTAGGATTGAGGGGTTCAAGCCACGGCCTTCCATCCTCACGAACGAATCTCTTAAATGTCACTTCTGAATCGTTAAAAATACCAGCAACGCAAAAATCACCGGCCTCAACATCCTGTTCTGGATCTATGAGAATTAGCATACCCTCAGGAAAACTTGGCTTTACACCAGGTGGCGCGGTCATTGAATGTCCAGAAACTTCAAGCCAAAAAGCTGAATCACTGGCTTTAACTGTAGTGGAAACCCATTCCTTTGCATCTCGCTCAGTGTAAGAGCTTACAGGACAGAAGGAACCAGCCTGAACTTCGGTTAGTAGTGGGTATTCATAAACTGAACAATGGTTTTTTCCGTTTGCGATAGCTTCAAACATTGCTGATATTTCAGCTGCAAGCGATGGGCTGAAGTCGTCAACTTTCACACCCAGAATTTTAGCGAACTGAGCTGCATGAGTTGCATTAATTGCGTTGGTCCCATTAAGCAGTTGTGCAACGCCACTCTGACCCATACCCATCTGTTCAGCCAGAGTCTCCTGAGAGAGCCCAAGAGATTTCTTCTTGGACTCAAAAATGGCTTTAAGCCTACTGGCGTCAGCCAATTGTTCGGCGGTCAAAGGTTTCTTTTTCATTCTCATAATTTATCACCGCACGGCATATTTACCAATCACCGCTAGTGTTGACAATATTATCACTAACAGTGATACTCCTTGTGTGCATCCACGAGGAAATCTAATGAAAATTATTCCGCTATCTGAATATGTTTTGGAAAACGGCCAGGCCAAAACAGCTGAGGCTCTTGGGGTTTACCAAAGCGCCATCAGTAAAGCTCTGAAGCGCAACCGAAGAGTGAACATCCTGGTTAAGGAAGACGGGAAAATCGAGGCTGAAGAAGTTCGACCTTTTCCAAATAAATATAAACCCGCTGATCCAGACGTTGCAGTAACACCGTAACTGATGATCACGCACTTAGTAACTACCAAAGGAAAAACAAGATGGTAGAGCAAACACTGAAAGAAGTAGTGAAAGCGATGTGTAAGGCGTACCCCGGGGGCCGTCAGGCTATGGCTGGTGCGTTGGGCATGTCAGAAACCCAGTTCAACAACAACCTGTACGAGAAAAACGGATGCCGGTTCTTTGAAGTAACTGAGCTGGAAGCGATGGAAGACATTTCCAACACGTCATTCGTTGCCGACTACTTTGCCAAGCGCCGCGGTGCGCTGCTGGTGGATGTACCAAGCCTGGAAGATCTGGACCGTGTTGATTTGTTCAGCCGTGCAATGCGTACAGCAGCTGCAAGAGGGCAGGTTGATCAGATTATCCAGAAAGCGCTTGAAGATGGAGTGATTGAAAAGCATGAAGCCGAAGAGATTCAGGAACATCACCGCCGTCATCTGGCAGCGCGTGAAGAAGAAATCCGCGCGATTGTGGCCTTATTCAGCCGCCGTCAAAAGAAGTGACGCCAGCGAGTGTGCAGCTCCTGGCGTCGTGGCGTGTCGTATTCAGTGGAGAAACTAACGCATGAACAGTGTAACAACACAGTACCGCAGGTCGCAACTTATTGCTCGACCTATGCCGGGTGGAAAAGGTCCGGCGCAGTTCGTGTATGGGGTAATGGTATCCGGATGCTTTGAGCCTGTCTGCTACCAGTTTGCCGATTGGGTTGTAGGTGATTTCAACGGCCAGGCGGAGAAGGTCGAATGTGAGCACTCAACAGACGGTTTAAAGACAGCTACGGCGTCCCAGTCAGGGTTATCCGGTGGGAGCCAGAAACTCAACGGGTTATATACCTGCGCGACGGATACGAGCATGAGTGCTTCAGTCCTCTCGAACAGTTTCAGCGTAAATTCAGGGAAATAGAGGGACAGAATGAGCCTGTTAATGACATCCCGACCAATAGTGATAAATCCTGACCTTGCATACAGCATTGGCCTGAACGAGGCGATTGCATTGCAGCAGATTAACTACTGGCTGAAAGAAACAACGTCTGGCATGGAGAGTGATGGTGTTCGCTGGATTTATAACACGACAGAACAGTGGCTGGAGCAGTTCCCGTTCTGGTCTGAGTCGACCCTGAAGCGTACCTTCACACGCCTGAAGACACTCGGCGTGCTCAAAATTGAGCAGCTGAACAAGTCTCAACGCGACATGACAAACTTCTACACGATCAACTATGAAAGCGAGCTTTTAGATGAAGTCAAAGTGACCGAATCGAAGAGGTCAAAATGCACTGTTCCATCAGGTCAAAATGACACGATGGAAGAAGTCAAAGTGACACGCTCCATCAGGTCAAAACGAACCGATGTCATCAGGTCAAAATGCACTGATGATCCTACAGAGAATACAACAGAGAGTACTACAGAGATTACAGGTAAAGACTCTTGTCCGGTTGCGGTGCAACCAGACCGGGATGTGTTGATTACTGATCAGGCTAAACAGGTTTTGGTTCACCTGAACCAGGTCACGAACTCACGCTACCAGGTTTCAACCACGTCAATGCAAAACATCCGAGCACGAATCGGCGAAGGGTTCACCGTTGAAGAGTTGTCGCTGGTGGTGGATTACTGCAACGCGAAGTGGGGCGATGACCTGAAGATGTCTGATTACCTGCGACCACAGACGCTTTTCCAGCCGTCCAAGTTCCCGGGATACCTCAAGTCTGCAAATAACTGGGACAAAGCTGGCCGACCAGAACGAGTGAATGGCGAGTGGGCCCGCGAAGATGGCATCTTCAAACCCAGCTTCAAGAACACTGATTACAGCGCTATTCCACCAGGGTTCAGGGGGTAACGATGAGCATTCTGAAAACGGTCCAGATGTTTATTGCCATGAACCCCGGCTCCACGACCAGAGACATCATCGAAGGTCTGACCCAGTTCAGCCAGGACAGGCTCCAACTCGCCGTTTGCCGCCTGTATGGTTCTGGGCTGGCAACGCGTAAACGCGACGGGCGACAATTCCGTTACTACGCGGAACCGCCAGCAGATTGCCACTTCGAAGTGTTTGAACCAACTCCTGAAGTCAGCGCCCTGATGGAAGTGGCGAAAGGTCTGGAGTCGAAAGGCTTATTTCATCGTGCCGCGACGATTTACATAGAGGCGTTCAGCGCATCAGCCATTGAATCAGAGCGAGCAGCAATACTGGCAGAACGTCAGCGCTGTCTTGGCCTGGCTAAACCAGCAGTTATTGCCGAAGACGGATGTTATCTGGCTGGTCGATTTTCGGGAGGTCGTTAATGGTCTACTCACTGATTTACGCCGATCCGCCGTGGGAATACGGAAACACCATCAGCAATGGTGCAGCGGAAAACCATTACGGCACGATGAAGCTCATCGACATAAAACGCCTGCCTGTCTGGGAGCTTGGTGCGGAAGATTCCGTTCTGGCCATGTGGTTCACCGGTACACATACCCGTGAGGCGATCGAACTTGCTGAGGCATGGGGTTTTAAGGTTCGGACCATGAAGGGATTCACCTGGGTGAAGTTTAACTCACTGGCTGAGCAGCACATCAACAAAGCGCTTCAGGCTGGTGGAGTAGAGGACTTTTACGACTTCCTCGACCTGTTGAACGCTCAGACCCGAATGAACGGTGGTAACCATACTCGCGCCAATACCGAGGATTTGCTAATTGCCACCAGAGGGAAAGGTCTTGAGCGTCAGAACGCCAGCGTAAAACAGGTTATCTACAGCCCACTCGGCGAGCACAGCCAGAAGCCGGCAGAAGCTCGTTACCGCCTGGAGCAGTTATACGGCGATGTGTCACGCATTGAGTTGTTCAGCCGCTGCGCTGCACCTGGCTGGCATCACTGGGGAAATCAGGCAGAAAACCCTGATGTAATCATGTCTCCTGGTTACGTTGGTAAACCTGATCCGCTGCTGGAGGTGGCTTATGCAGGACGTTGAAGCACGTAACGCGCTTCGTAACATCGCCAGAAGATGCAACGAGGAAATAACTGCTAAACGCAAGGCTAACCCTGGTATGAATTGTGACGAAATAGCCAGGCCAATTTTTAACGGTGCCATGGGGATGGTTAAGCAGCTTGGCTTTACGCCGTCTCATCTGTACCTCGAAGTCGGGATACTGAACAAGCGGATTAAGGAGCGCTGATGTGAACAAACTTACCGTGAGACAAAGTGAAGTGCTTGGTTCGATCGTGAACTATCAGCGCCGGTTTGGATTCCCTCCAACGATATGTGAACTGGCAGGGCTAATTGATTGCTCATCACCGAACGCGGCAGCGGAGCATGTGAAGGCCATAGCGAAGAAGGGATACATCTCAGTTGCGCCTGGAGTTTCCAGGGGGATTACCGTTATTTCAGGAAATGATGAGACAGATGCGATATCGATCATCAAGTCACTCATTAACGGTGATAGTGATTCAAGAGAACGCGCCTTGTCATGGCTGGAAGCGAGAGGTGTCCAGCAATGAAATTAACGTTGCCATTCCCGCCAACAGTTAACACCTATTACCGGTCCCCTGATCGTGGAGCGTTAAAGGGTAAGCATTTGATAAGCGAGATGGGGAGGAAGTTCAAGAAGAACGTTTATGCCTCTGTTGTTGAGCAATACGGCGGCATACCGAAACCAGTTAACGTCAACGTTGAGGTAAACATAGTTCTTTTCCCGCCAGATAACAGACGGCGGGATCTGGACAACTACAACAAAGCGCTGTTCGACGCACTGACGAATGCCAGAGTCTGGGAAGACGACAGTCAGGTTAAACGGATGGCCATCGAGTGGGGACCGGTAGTAAAGCCTGGAAGGGTAGAAATTAATATTAAACACTATAAATAACTGTATAAACATACAGGTGACAATGCAAGCACATTTCGAAGTCTGTAAAATACGAAAACCGGCGTAGTGGGGTGCAGTCCGCTTCGCATTTCAATAAGTGGAGAAGGTTATGAATCAGTTGATGGTAATTGATGGTGTATCCGTAAGTCGTGACGTTGTTGGTCGTTATAGCCTCAATGATCTTCACCGAGCAGCAGGTGGACTTGATAAACACAAACCAGCTTTTTGGCTGCGAAATGAACAAACAGAGCAATTAATAACCGAGTTGCAAATTTGCAACTCGGATGTACCCGAGCCAGTAAGTGTTATTAGAGGTGGGAAATTGCAGGGTACATATGTTTGCCGTGAATTAGTTTACTCATACGCAATGTGGATTAGCGCAGCATTCAATCTGAAAGTGATCAGGACGTTTGATGCCATTCAATCATCAGGGAAATCTGCAGGTGCATCCGATCGTGTTCAGGCTGGGGTAATCTTGCTTGAATCTGCTGCAAAACTGCTCAATCTTTCTAACTCATCCAAACTTGGCGCTTATCAAAAGCTTCAGCAGGTCGCAGGTTTACCGGATCTAATGCCGCATTATGCTATTGATGCTCCCGCAGGAGCCCTGGACGGTTCCAGTCGCCCGACACAGTCACTAAGTGCTCTCCTCAAAGCAAAAAATATCCGCATCACAGCGAATCAGGTTTATCACATGATGTCCAGGCTTGGCATTGTTGAGCAAAAAGAGCGCCACAGTCGCACCGGTGTCAATGGTGTTAAAAAGTTCTGGTCGCTAACTGCGAAAGGTTGCATGTACGGGAAGAACATCACCAGTCCAGCCAACCCAAGAGAAACACAGCCACATTTCTTCGAATCTAAGTTTAGTGAACTACTAAAAATTATCGATATCGTAGCCTGAGGTAACAGTGAGAGCTCTACTTACACCTGAAGTTGCACCAATGACCGGGGTAGTAATATTTCGCCCAGGCAGTGAACTGATGCATCTGTTCAGACATGGTCGTGTTCTTATCGAGCCACAGGCAGAGTCTATGGCTGAGTTACCGTCTGGCCTGCTGCCTGAGACAACTCAGGAACTTCAGAACGATCCGTTAATGCGTGATGTCTTCGAAAATCAGAAGGTCATACATCGTGCTGGTGGACTCAATTCACTGGATGCCTGGCTCGAAAGAAAACTGGAATGTCAGTACCCACACAGCGAGTGGCACGACCGCAACTACACCATCACCCGGCATGTACCTGGCTCAATCCGCACGTGCTGGGGCTGTGACTTAAAAATTCGTGATCAGTTCACTGAAGGTCTGGCGGGTATAGCCCGTGAAAACCTGGTATCCTGGCTACTGAAGGTTGTAAACGGCCAATTAGGTTTCAGTGAGGACCACATTCTGACGCTGCCGGAGTTTTGCTGGTGGATGGTCAGGAACGACCTGGCTGACGAGATACCTGAAGCCGTGGCCCATAAAGCCCTTCGTCTGAAGGAAGAGACTAACCAGTCGGTAACTCGTGAAAGTGATATTGTTCCGACATTACCTGCTCAACAACTGGTGAAGGAGAAAGCGAAAAAGATAGTGGCGATGAAGGTAGACCCGGAGACGCCAGAATCATTCATGCTTAAACCCAAGCGTCGCCGCTGGGTGAATGAGAAATACACGAGATGGGTTAAGGCCCAGCCGTGCGTCTGCTGTAACAAGCAGGCTGACGACCCCCACCACCTGATTGGCCACGGGCAGGGTGGAATGGGTACAAAGGCACATGACCTGTTTGTGATTCCTCTGTGCAGAGAGCATCACGACGAGTTGCATGCTGATCCTGTGGCATTTGAAGCGAAATACGGTGACCAGCTGGTCCTGGTGTTTCGGGTTATAGATCGTGCGCTGGCAATCGGCGTACTGGCGTAAGTGGAGAACGCTAAATGATTAATCCTTCTGAAGTTGGTAAATCTGGTGAAATGGTTCGTCTTCGTACTCTGGAAAGCATCTGGATACAGGGTAAGTTGCGCATGTGGGGCCGCTGGTCTTATATCGGCGGTGGTAGTGGTGGGAACATGTTTAACCAGCTACTTGCATCCGGAAAAATAACCAAAACGGCAATTAACGAAGCACTACGACGGATGAAGAAAGCGGGTATCAGCAAACCCGAACTGGAAGTGTTCTTCAAAGAAATTCAGGAGGGGAAGAATAAAAGCGGTATGGCGTTCTGCACCGATGAAGAAGCACTGACAATTAACGCTGTACTCAGCAGTATCCTTGTGCAGTCAGGACATAAGAAGTTTTACGCTCTTATTGAAGATCGCTATATCAAGCGCCTTAGCAAAAAGGCGATGGCAAAAGACCTAAATGAAAAGCATCCTGAATGGTGTCTGCGAACCTGTGAAAGCCGGGTTGATGTTTGGCTAAATGTAGCAGAATCGATGCTATACAAACCAATGTGTGACGCATTCGGCACAAATAGCGACAGATTCTACTTGAATGGTTGCGCGGAAAGTGCTTAAATTGTGTTAAGCTCGGGACGTTAAAGCGAACTGAGCAACAGAACAAAAAGAAACCCGCCATCGTGCGGGTTTTTCCTTTTAAATTATAACCTATTGCCGCAACTAAATTTTATTGATGTAAATCTTTGAATTTAATCATCACATTTTGATAAGATTAATTACCCTTCAAAACGTGACTATAACTAACAATATGAGTGGCAATCATAAGAGAACTGGCGGCAAGCCAAGCAGTATCACAAAGATCACTTGGGCGCATGCAACCAGGGATATTGTCAACAGAGCTATGTCTACAGGGCAGATGTTGCCTTTATGTGTCTTTGTAGTGCTCGTTATCTTGCTTACTCGTGTACCAAATGAGAAAATTCCAGACGTTATTCACGATATCCTGGTATCTCTTCTAAACTGGAACATGCTTGGTTGGATATTCTTTGTACTTGCACTTATCGCATGGGCAGGTCATGCTAGGATTATGCGTAAGGATTTCAGCAGCGAGGCTGAACGCATAGGAAAAGAGAAGACAACTCTGCAGCAACAAAAAACGTCACAGCCACTCGGGACGAGTGACCAGTAACAACAATTAAATTGGAGGATGCACCATGATCACTGCGTTGTTTTTCACGCTATGTGCTTTTGCTGCATTTCATTTCATTTACGAAAGGATTTTGCAGCCATCATTGAGGCTTTCTTTTAGGAATGAGCTCTTCGAAATTCGTGATAAAGTTCGAAATGAAATTATTTCAGGCAATCTTAGCCCTAAGGACATGAAAGCAGCTGTTCTTATCCACGACGGCTTAAACAACACGATCAACAGACTTCACCTGTTAACAATTGGTAACAAGATCAGAGCGGAAATCAACTTTGCTCGAAACCCTGAAATCAAAGAAAGAGTTAACAAACATGCCAAGGTGCTGTTTGCATGTGAAAATGAAGAATTGCTTCAGGCTGTGTCTGAGTCAGTAAAAGTAATGGATAAGGCTCTGGTGGCAAACAATCTACCATTCCTGCTTTACATTGCACCTGTTGTGTTGAGCTTTATGCTCATCGGAAAAGTGTTTAGTGTTGCCAACTCAACGGCAACAAAATATTTGCAGTGGTTTAAAGCAAAACAGTTCGAGAAAGCCATTCTTCTTAGTAATGATGGTTTCCTGAGTAAGGTTGTAGTCGCTACCGCTTAGAAATAATTCAGCAAAAGAATCACATTAAAGGCCACCTTCGGGTGGCCTTTTTTATTCCCCTCGCTTCTGAGAGGACTCACAGCAATAAGAGGGGGCTTAATGTCCGATCCTGTTTCTGGCACTACGGTCGCGGCTGGTGGACTGATGGGAGCCAGCGTATTTGGTCTTGCAACCGGTATTGATTATGGCGTGGTATTTGGCGCATTCGCTGGTGCAGTATTTTATGTAGCGACAGCGGCAAATATCACACGAGTACGATTGATTGCTTACTTCATGACGTCATTCATTGTTGGCGTTCTTGCTGCTGGCCTGGTTGGTTCAAAGTTGTCACAAGCTACCGGGTACAGTGACAGGCCATTAGACGCACTTGGTGCTGTTGTAGTGGCGGCGATGACAATCAAAGTGCTCACATTTTTCAACAGTCAGGATTTGGGAAGCCTGTTCAGTATTCTTTCGCGATTCCGTGGAGGAGGGGCCAGCAATGGTAACAAGTGATCCGTCAGCGATGGTGAATGCAGGTATTTGTGCGGTCATCGTCCTTGTCCTGATGTTCTACCAGCGTGAAGGGGCAAGACATCGCCCCGCTATATCATTGCTGGCGTACTTCGTTGTGCTGGTTTATGCCAGCGTTCCATTCCGATACCTATTTGGCCTCTACCAGGAGTCACACTGGATGGTGGTCATCGTAAACTTTCTTATTTGCGCTGCCGTGTTATGGGCTCGTGGGAACGTGGCGCGTCTCGTTGATACGCTGAGGCATTAATGAACCAATCACAATTTCAACAGGCGGCTGGTGTAAGCGCCGGGTTAGCTACGCGCTGGTTTCCGCATATTGATGCTGCAATGAAAGAATTCGGCATTGTTAAGCCTGAAGACCAGGCAATGTTTATCGCTCAGGCAGGACATGAATCAGCGGGATTCTCTGCGTTGGTGGAGAGCTTCAACTATACCCCAGCCGCTCTGCTGACCACCTTTGGACGCCGCATTACGAACTATCAGGCATATATGCTTGGGCGTGACAAAGAAAAAGGGCAGGTAGCAAATCAGCCAGCCATTGCAAATCTGGTGTACAGCAATCGCCTCGGTAACAAAGCATCAGGCGATGGGTGGAAATATCGTGGCCGTGGGCTGATTCAGATTACCGGTCTTGATAATTACCGCCGCTGCGGAACGGGATTAAAACTGGATTTAGTCAGTAATCCTGAGTTGCTGGAAAAGGATATCAACGCTGCACGGTCAGCTGCATGGTTCTACGCCACCAGCGGATGCCTGAGCTACTCCGGCGATCTGGTTCGCATCACTCAGATCATTAATGGTGGACAGAACGGTATTAACGACCGTCGTGCACGCTACGCCAAAGCAAGAGCCGCACTGGTATGAGGTCGCTATGGGACTTGAAATGATTATCGGCGTGGCTGTTGCTGTGCTGGCTGCAATTGCAGGTGCTTTTGGTCTGGGTAAATCACGAGGTACTAACATCGCTGAGACAAAAGCGGACCAGCAACGCACTGAAGAACGTGCAGCAGCTACTGAAGCTGTTGCTGAACGCCGGGTAGAGACAACAAAAGGAGCCAGGGATGTACAGCAGAGTGTTAATCATCTTCCTGATGACGATGTTGACCGTGAGTTGCGCGAAAAATTTACCCGCAAAACCTGAAGTAACGGACACGGCATGTGACTGGGTAAGCATCATCTACCTCACTGAGCACGATATTGCCGTGCTGGATAAACAGACGAAACGGGACATATTGGCTCACAACAGAGCGTGGCAGGCGAACTGCAAATCAGAAGAGGCTGGCTGGACTCATTAAATTAGAGAAAACCATGCAATGAAAAAAATAACTGTTCGATCTGATAAATCATTAATGGTGTCGATTAATAATGAGGAAGTCAGACCACTAGAAAAATTTAAGCATTATAAGAAGTACCATTTTAAAGAGTCGGAGGGGGCTCCGACTCGAATAATCACTCCAGTGGTTCTACAGGGTCTGTCTTTGAATGTGACGCAAACTGGATAGCCGCAAGCAGTGCGGACCGCATTTTTTCATACTCTCTACTTTTAACGACCTCTGACATAAGTTCAGTAACGTCCAAATTGGCTGAGCAATACCCTTCCTTCGTGGGGACTGATATTTCAACCTTCATTCCATTGGCTATGGAGGCACCCAAAACGCGCAGCGGCTCTGAATCGAGCAAAGACGATACACGATCTTTATCTACGGGTTGAAAACAGAATGAGGAGCCATCGAAACGGATCAGAACCCCACTCCGGTCGGGTCTCATTTCTGGGCCAACATCCATTATTCGCCATCCGCAATACCAGGTACGGCATACATCTGGGCGTGCATTATAAATCGAGCATCCTCCTTGTGGTCTAAGGTGCTGGCATGGCACATCGGCGAGTTTCTTAAGATTAGGTTGTTCGATTCGTAACGAATGGCAACAAACAGAACAGGTACCGCACTTCCTGTCTTTGATTAATAATTTTTCTAGACTCATTGCTCATATCTCCATTGCACGGATTTACTTCCGTGACGACCAAAATAAGGCAAGCAAATAGGTTTGGATATCCTGATAAAAACACATGGTATCCGGATCGGAATTTCATGCGCTTCGCACGCGCACATCAAAGAAAGTCTTTCAGCTGTGAGCCTGGGTAAACCGTTAACTTTCGGCGGTTTTACCGTGCGACAGGCTCACGTCTAAAAGGAAATAGCTATGCAATTCGGTAAAAAATCAAAGTCAGGGTTGAGGGCGTTTATTCGTAATGACGGAACGATGCTCATCAGCGATAAAAAGGGAAAAGCACGCATTGTTATCGGTGTACTCGGTGACGATAAACATGTCTTACGCAGTGGTCGTCCTTCTACCTTCAACCAGTTAGGCCGCGCTTAAAAAGGAGTAAATAATGGCTGAGAAAATTATTACGCTATCTGGCGCTGCTGCTGACGTGCTGTATGCACTGTTTTTCCGCGGAGCATTGCTGTCTGGTGACCTGCCGTCTAAATCTGGTACCGCCGAACTTCGCGAACTGGGCTTTGCCGAAACCAGATACACGGCGACGGAATACCAGAAAGAAAATCACTTTACTTTTCTGACATCAGAAGGGCAGAAATTTGCCCTTGAACACCTGGTCAATACGCGTTTTGGTAAGCAGCCATATTGCGCTTCGATGATGTTTGGCGTTGAGATTGATACCTCTGCTGCACAGAAGGCAATCGACGAGCTGGACCAGCGCATTCGTGACACCGTCTCCTTCGAACTTATTCGCAATGGAGTGTCATTCATCAAGGACGCCACTATCGCCAATGGTGCTATCCGCGCAGAGGCAATCGAAACACTTCAGTCGGTGACCAATATCTACAACATCAGCTTTGGTGTTCGCAGTGATGAGCCGGTGCAGAACAAGGTAACCATCAGTGCCGATAAGTTCGAAGTTAAATCTGGTATTGATGCCAATCTCGAATCGGTGCTCGAAAACGCACTGAAAAATGCTGCTGAATGTGCGGCGCGTGATGTCGCAAAGCTGGTGGCGGCAGACCAGAAAGCAATGGATGAACTGGAAAAAACGATCCGCAAAGCTATTCACAATGAATGCCTGGCTGGTGGAATTATTTGGCAAAGATTCAACCGATAGGATGCAATTGATAATTATTATCAAAAGGTACTCCCGGAAGGGGACCCTGCCACGGGGCGGCGTGCTCGCGGAAAACGGCTAGTTTTTCGGATCTAAGGTCATCATCATCATTTGCGCAGGTTATTGATCTCATTGGAGGCGATTTCGTGCAGATGTCGAATCGTTTAAAAAGTGTTCACCATCATGGACCAGGAAATTGCCACTTTAAAACTGAATATCAACCAGCTGGCGGGGATCACTGGCGTACACCGTCAGACGGTCGCTGCCAGGCTGAAAAATATTGAACCGGCCCCAGGTAGCAACAGCAAATTAAAGCTTTACCTGATCACCGACATTCTGACCGAACTGATGATCCCCACTGTGTCAGCCAATATCGATGACATGCTGCCATCGGACAGGCTTTCCCACTGGAAAGCGGAGAATGAGCGACTCAAGTTTGAGCAGGATACGGGGCAGCTCATTCCCGCTGATGAAGTGGCGCGCGAATTCTCATTGATGGCGAAAGCCGTCGTCATGGTACTTGAAACCCTCCCTGATGTACTTGAGCGTGACTGTGCATTAACGCCTGTTGCGGTTTCTCGTGTGCAGAGCGTTATTGATGACCTGCGCGATCAGATGGCGGAGAGGGTGCAGGACGCTGAAGCAGAGGAGGAAGAGCCAGAGGAGGACTGATGGCAAAGCGGGCATCCGCCAGAGGCATCCGCCGCGATGTTTCCGGTATCTTACGTGCCCCGCGTCGAATGCAGGTGGCCGATGCGGTCAGTACTTATATGCGAGTGCCGATGGGGGCGGGTAACTCCGTTCCATGGGATCCGGATCTGGCACCTTACGTGATTGAACCGATGAACTGCCTGGCATCGCGTGAATATGACGCGGTAGTGTTTGTTGGTCCGGCGCGAACGGGTAAAACCATTGGTCTGATTGATGGCTGGATTGTTTACAACGTTGTCTGTGATCCGGCTGATATGCTCCTGATTCAGATGACTGAGGAAAAGGCGCGCGAGCACTCCAAAAAGCGTCTTGATCGTACATTCCGTTGCAGCCCTGAAGTGAAATCCCGACTGAGCCCGCGGCGTAATGATAACAACGTATATGACCGCACTTTTCGCGCCGGGAACTACCTGAAAATCGGCTGGCCATCGGTCAATATCATGTCCTCATCGGACTATAAATGCGTGGCACTGACCGACTATGACCGTTTCCCGGAAGACATTGACGGGGAAGGTGACGCCTTTTCACTGGCATCAAAGCGAACAACAACGTTCATGTCGTCAGGTATGACACTGGTTGAGAGTTCGCCGGGCCGCGACATACGTGACACAAAATGGCGCCGTAGCTCACCGCATGAAGCTCCTCCTTCAACGGGGATTCTGGCGCTGTACAACCGTGGTGATCGCCGTCGCCTTTACTGGCCGTGCCCACATTGCGGTGAATATTTCCAGCCTGAAATGGACAATATGACAGGTTACCGCGATATCGCGGACCCTGTTCAGGCCAGCGAGAAAGCCTGTCTTCAATGCCCTGCCTGTAAAGAGCACATCACTGCGGATATGAAGCGTTCGCTCAATATGAAAGGGAAGTGGCTGCGGGATGGGCAAACCATCGACAACGATGGTGTTATCACTGGGGAAGGGCGACGATCGCGCATTGCCTCCTTCTGGATGGAAGGTCCTGCCGCCGCGTATCAGACCTGGGCGCAGCTCATCTATAAATTTCTTACCGCCGAGCAGGACTATCAGGCCACCGGCAGCGAGGAAGCACTGAAGACGGTAATCAATACCGACTTTGGGCGTCCGTATCTTCCTCGCTCCAGCATGGAACAGCGCAAAAGTGAACTGCTTGAGCAGCGTGCGGAGGTTGTACCAAAGCGCTCTGTTCCGGACGGGGTTTGTTTCCTTATGGCGACCGTCGATGTTCAGGCGGGGCGCAACCGGCGTTTTGTTGTTCAGGTTACTGGCTACGGCAGCATGGGAGAGCGCTGGCTGGTGGACCGCTACAATATCAGGCAGTCGATGCGCTATGACGCCAATGGCGAGAGCCAGCAGATTGACCCGGCAAGCTATCCGGAAGACTGGGATTTATTGCTGACCGATGTGTTTAACAAAGCCTGGCCATTGGCATCGGATCCGACCCGGTGTATGCGGCTGATGGCGATGGCCGTTGACTCCGGCGGTGAGGATGGTGTGACCGACAACGCTTATAAATTCTGGCGTAAGTGTCGTCGTGAAGGACTCGGAAAACAGATTTACCTGTTCAAAGGCGACAGTGTCCGCAGATCAAAACTCATCTCCCGAACCTTTCCTGATAATACCGGACGTTCAAGCCGACGGGCACAGGCTTCTGGTGATGTCCCGCTTTACTTGATCCAGACCGATGCTCTGAAAGACCGGGTGAACAACGCTTTGTGGCGTGATTCACCAGGCCCTGGCTATGTGCATTTCCCTGACTGGCTCGGCAGCTGGTTTTACGATGAACTGACCTATGAGGAGCGATCGACCGATGGCAAATGGAGTAAGCCGGGACGTGGTGCAAACGAAGCATTTGACCTGCTGGTCTACGCAGATGCGCTCGCCATCCTCCACGGCTACGAGAAAATCAAATGGCCCGCTGCTCCTGAGTGGGCGAGGCGGGAAACCTGGCTGGAGAACGCGCCGCCGGAAGCTGGCGAAGCGTCATCCCAGACACCAGAACCAGTACCCACCAAAAAACGGAAGCGGAAAAAGCCCGTAACCGATGATTCTAACCCCTGGAGTACATCAGGAGGATGGTTGTGAACCGTGTTGATATCGAAGCCATGATCCAGCGATATACCGAAGCCGAAATGGCGGTGCTGGATGGCAAAACTATCCGTTTCAATGGGCAGGAAATGACGATGGAGAACCTGTCGGAAATCCGAAAAGGGCGTCAGGAGTGGGAGCGTCGTCTCTCTTCTCTTATTTCTCATCGCCGCGGGCGACCCGGTTACCGACTGGCGAGGTTTGAATGAGCCTTTTAGATGATGCGATTGGGGTCTTTTCGCCTGGCTGGAAAGCAGCCCGTCTGCAGGCGCGCGCGAAAATCAGGGCATATGAAGCCGTTACCCCGACCAGAACGCACAAAGGGCGCCGTGAAAACCGTTCTGCAGATCAGCTCAGCAAAATGGGGGCGGTATCACTGCGGGAGCAGGCCCGGTGGCTCGATAACAATCACGATCTGGTGATTGGGGTGTTCGATAAGCTGGAAGAGCGGGTGGTGGGGAAAGCCGGAATTATTGTTGAACCCCATCCCAAACTGATGAACGGTAAAATCGCCAAAAAGCTGGCAGATCAGATCCGTAATAAATGGGCAGAATGGTCTGTCAGGCCAGATGTCACGAACCAGTTTACCCGCCCGATGCTTGAGCGCCTGATGTTGCGCACCTGGCTTCGGGATGGCGAAGTGTTTGCCCAGCTTGTCAGTGGAACCGGGAATGGTCTTACGCCAGCAGCCGGTATCCCCTTCTGGCTTGAAGCGCTTGAACCAGATTTTATTCCCATGAACAGCGATGCTGCCAGCCAGCTTAATCAGGGGGTATTCGTCGACAACTGGGGCAGACCAAGGAAATATCAGGTTTATAAAAGCCTGCCCGTTTCAGGCCGTCAGCTTGATACCAAAGAAGTGGATGCGGAAAACATGCTGCATCTTAAATTTGTCCGCCGTCTGCACCAGACCCGGGGCGTATCGATGCTGTCCGGCGTACTGATGCGCCTCAGCGCACTCAAAGAATATGAAGACGCCGAGCTCACCGCCGCACGTATTGCTGCCGCGCTGGGCATGTACATCAAAAAGGGGGACGGGCAAAGCTTCGAAGAGAGTAACAGTTCTTCCGATGATGATGATCGGGAAGTGATGATTCAGCCAGGCATCATTTATGACGATCTTAAGCCTGGTGAAGATATCGGCATGGTGAAATCTGACCGACCCAATCCTAACCTTGAAACCTTCCGTAATGGGCAACTTCGCGCTGTCGCAGCAGGCAGTCGACTCAGCTTTTCAAGCACAGCCAGAAACTACAACGGCACCTACAGCGCGCAGCGGCAGGAACTGGTGGAATCAACAGACGGCTATCTCATTTTGCAGGACTGGTTTATTGGCGCGGTGACCCGGCCAATGTACCGCGCCTGGCTGAAAATGGCGGTGGCCGCCGGCGAGATTAAATTGCCCCGCGGTCTGGATATGGAGTCGCTGTACTCGGCAGTTTATTCCGGCCCTGTTATGCCGTGGATCGATCCGGTTAAAGAGGCCAATGCCTGGAAGTTACAGATCCGGGGCGGAGCGGCAACGGAATCCGACTGGGTCCGCGCCAGCGGACGTAACCCGAACGATGTGAAGGCGCGACGGAAGGCAGAAATCGACGAAAACAAAGAGATGGGGCTGGTGTTTGACACTGACCCTGCCAATGACAAAGGAGGCACAAGTGCCGAAGCCAAAGAGCCGGGCGCATCACCGTCCGAAAGCCAGCGCAAAAAGTAATTCCTGGTTCCGTATGCAGGCCAGCGCCGACAACGAAGCGGATATTTATATCTACGACGAGATCGGCTACTGGGGGGTGACGGCGCGCCAGTTTGTGAATGACCTGAAGGCGCTTGGCGACATTACCCATATCAACCTTCATATCAATTCGCCCGGTGGCGATGTCTTTGATGGCATCGCCATTTTTAATGCCCTGAAGCATCACGGCGCAGCGATCACCGTTCACATCGATGGTCTGGCTGCTTCCATGGCTTCAGTGATTGCGATGGTTGGCAACCCGGTCATTATGCCGGAAAACACCATGATGATGATCCACAAACCATGGGGATTCGCAGGTGGCGATGCCAACGACATGCGGGATTATGCCGATCTGCTGGATAAGGTCGAGTCTGTCCTGATCCCGGCGTACGCGGAGAAAACAGGAAAAACGACCGAGGAAATCGCCGCCATGCTGGACGATGAAACCTGGATGGATGGTAAAGAATGCCTGGCGCATGGCTTTGCCGATCAGGTCACTACATCTCTGCAGGCGATGGCCTGTATTCAATCAAAACGTATCGAGGACTTTGAAAAGATGCCAAACAGCATTCGTAACATGATCACCCCGCCGCGCAATACCACCCAGCGCGAACCGCAGCAACCGCAACCACAGGTGCCGGCAACGACGACCACAGCGCCAGCGTCCACTTCTGATGAAGCCACTATCCGTGCACAGGTGCTTGCCGAGCAAAAGAACCGTGTTAACGCGATTAACGATCTCTTTGCGATGTTCGGCGGCAAGCATCATGAGCTGCAGAATAAATGCATCGCGGATCCGGAATGCACCGTTGCACAGGCTAAAGATGAACTGCTGGCGGCGCTGGGCAAAAATGCAACCCCGTCGAATAAAACCACGGATGCGCATATTTACGCCGGGAACGGTAACTTTGTTGGCGACGGAGTTCGCCAGGCACTGATGGCGCGCGCGGGCTTCGAGAGCATGGAGCGTGATAACGTCTACAACGGTATGACGCTGCGCGAATATGCCCGTATGGCGCTGACCGAGCGCGGCATCGGCGTTTCCAGCTATAACCCGATGCAGATGGTCGGCATGGCACTGACGCACAGCACGTCTGACTTCGGCAATATCCTGCTCGACGTTGCTAATAAAGCGTTGCTTCAGGGCTGGGAGGAAGCGGCAGAAACTTTTGAGCAGTGGACCAAGAAAGGCCAGTTGTCTGACTTTAAAACGGCGCATCGTGTCGGTCTGGGCGGCTTCTCATCCCTGCGTAAGGTACGCGAAGGTGCTGAATATAAGTATGTGACCACCAAAGATAAAGGTGAAAGCATCGCGCTGGCCACCTACGGTGAAATCTTCTCTATTACCCGTCAGGCGATCATCAACGACGATCTGAATCAGTTAACCGATGTACCTATGAAGATGGGCCGTGCAGCAAAAGGGACGATTGGCGACCTGGTGTATGCCGTGCTGACCGAAAACGCGAAATTGTCTGATGGTAAGCCGCTGTTCCATGCTGATCATGGCAATATTTCCGCAGGCGCGATTTCTGTAGCCAGCCTTGATGAAGCGCGCAAGATGATGCGTCTTCAGAAAGAGGGTGAGCGTCCCCTGAATATTCGCCCGGCATTCATGCTGGTGCCAGTCGCGCTCGAAACCCTGGCAAACCAGACGATCAAGTCTGCCAGTGTGAAAGGGGCGGATATCAACGCCGGTATCATGAACCCAATTCAGAACTTTGCTGAAGTTATCGCGGAGCCGCGTCTTGACGCCAAAGACACCAGCGCCTGGTATCTGGCCGCCGCTAAGGGCACGGACACCATCGAAGTGGCTTACCTGAACGGCGTTGATACTCCGTATATCGATCAGCAAGAAGGCTTCACTACCGACGGTATTGCCACCAAAGTGCGCATCGATGCCGGTGTATCACCTCTGGATTATCGCGGCATGGCGAAATCAACCGGGAAATAATCCCTTCCACTCAAGCAGCACATCACAGCCCACCAGGGCTTTTTTTTGTATCTGAATTCGGCCCCATATGGGGCTGGATGGAGACTGAATTTATGGCGAAGAATTTTGTACAGCATGGCAAAACTATTGAGATTGCCAACACGGGCAGCGCTGCGATCCTGAGTGGTTCGCCGGTGATGGTGGGGAAAGTCGTGGCGATTGCCATTACTGATATTGCGGCAGGCCAGACAGGGGACGGTTTTTCCGAAGGTGTTTTCCTGCTGCCCAAGCTGACTACCGATGCGATCACCATCGGTGAGCAGGTTCATATCAAAGATGGAAAAGTGCAGAACGACGCGACAGGTGCCGATCTGGCCGGGGTTGCCTGGGAAGATGCTGCTGCCAGTTCCGCAATTGTAGCCGTGAAAATCAATGCCTAATCCCTTTGACAGACTTGTCAGTCGCATGGATGCGGTCACGGTGAACAAAATGGGCAAGCCAGCGACCATCAACGGGGAGCCCATGATTGTTATTCCGGCTGAGTTTCTGGAAGAAATGGGGCCTTTAAGCGGAACAGGGCGGTCGCTGGTGGTGTTTACCGCTGGCTACCAGCCACGCCGTAATGATGTGGTGATTTATGAGGGGGAGGAATTCCATCTGACCCGTCACGAGCGCTTTAACGGTAAGCCGCGCATCTTTATCGAATAGGAGGGGGGGATGTCGGTTAAAGGCCTGGAAAGGGCTATTCAGAATCTCAACAGCCTCAGCCGGTTAATCGTTCCTGAGGCAACTGCGAAAGCACTTAACCGTGTGGCCAGCAGAACGATAAGTCAGGGCAGCAAAACTGTAGCGAAAGAGGCAAAGGTGGATGATAACCGGAAAACGGGGCTTCCGGTTCGTCTGGTCCGGCAGCGTTCCCGTTTACGCAAGGCCCGCCACGATCGTCCGGTCGCATCGATAAAAATCAACCGCGGTAATCTTCCCGCGATAAAGCTCGGCACGGCGCGCGTCCGGCTGTCGCGTAAAAAAGGGGCCAGAAACGGATCGGGCAGTGTCCTTAAAATCGGACCCTATACCTTTCGCAATGCGTTTATTCAACAACTGGAGAACGGGCGCTGGCAGGTCATGCGGCGCGTAGGTCAGGCCCGTTATCCGATTGATGTGGTCAAAGTTCCTCTTGAGACACCGCTCACCGTGGCATTCACCTCTATTTCCAAGCGCCTTATTGAAAGCGATATGCCCAAAGAACTTTCCGCAGCACTGAAAAATCAACTGAGGATCCACCTGAAGCGATGAACAAACACAGCGCAATTCGTGCAGCCATTCTGGCAAAACTGAAAGCCGATATCACCGACACCGTCACCTGGTTTGACGGGCGCCCTGTTTTTCTTGAAGAGCAGGATCTCCCTGCCGTGGCTGTTTACCTTTCTGACGCGGAGTACACCGGCGATTCGCTTGATGAAGATTCGTGGCAAGCCGTTCTCCACATCGAAGTATTTCTTAAGGCCTCCAGCCCTGACACAGCGCTGGATTCCTGGATGGAAGAGAAAATATATCCGGCAATGGAGGGCATTCCGGGTCTTGACGCATTAATCGAAACAATGACTCCCCAGGGCTACGACTACCAGCGGGATGATGAGATGGCCACGTGGGGTTCCGTCGATTTCACGTACACATTAACGTATTCAATGTAAGAGGTATTTATGCCTACACCCAATCCACTGGCGCCCGTAAAAGGTGCTGGCACCACGCTCTGGCTGTACACCGGCTCGGGTAACGCATTTGCTAACCCCCTCTCTGATATCGACTGGAGTCGTCTGGCAAAAATTAAGGAACTCACGCCGGGCGAAATGACCGCCGAATCGTATGACGACACCTACCTCGACGATGAGGACGCTGACTGGAACGCGACCGCTCAGGGTGCAAAATCGGCAGGTGATACATCACTTACGCTTGCCTGGAAGCCGGGAGAACAGGGACAGAAAGAACTGGTCACCTGGTTTAACGATGGTTCTGTCCGGGTGTACAAGATTAAATATCCGAATGGTACCGTCGACGTTTTCCGCGGCTGGTGCAGCAGCCTGGGTAAAGCTATCCCGGCAAAAGAGGTTATTACCCGCACAGCGAAAATCACCAATACTGGCAAGCCTGAACTGGCTGAAGAAAGTGGTTCTGCGCCCATTGCTGTTACAGGCGTCACGCTTGATAAATCCACGGCAAGCGTCGTTGTTGCGGCGACCACCACGCTTAATGTGACGGTTAATCCAGCCAGTGCATCGGATCCTTCGTTCCGGGTTGCCACATCTGATGGGACCAAAGCGACCGTATCTGTAAGCGGCAGCACGATCACCGTAACGGGCGTGGCAGTCGGTACCGCAGACATCATTGTCATGACCAGCGACGGCAATTTCGTTGCAGTCTGCAAAGTCACTGTCACCGCTTCCTGAGGAGGGGGATATGTTCCTCAAAAAAGAAACATTTAACTACCTTGGTGAATCCACCACGCTGAATGAACTGTCAGCGCTTCAGCGTATTGAGTACCTTGAATTTCTGGCTGCGGAAGAAAAGACACTTGGCCATGAAAGCGACAGCATCAGCGATCAGGAAATGACTGCCCGTCTGGTGGGTTCAAACATCCGCTGCGGTGCGCGCGTGATCGCACTTTCTCTCTGGCATAATGACCCCGCAGGTCCCGACGAAGAAGCGCTTTACCAGCAGGTTCTCAAAGGCTGGCCGCCGGAAGCGATCGGCAAGGCTGAAATGCAGGTTAAGTTGCTCTCCGGCATGCTCGTTCCGGTTGATGATGACAACACTGACGATCCAGGTGCCCCATCAGAGGCCGAAGGCGCAGAAGCTGTTACGGCGGAAAAGCCCTTGCCAGCGAGCTGAAATTTGTCCTGAATCTGGCGCGCGAGTTCGGGCGACCCGACTGGCGCGCCATGCTGGCTGGAATGACTTCTGGTGAGCTGGGCGACTGGCACCAGTTCTACCGGGAACATTATTTTCAGGACGCGCAGCTCGATGCGCATTTTTCCGGGCTGCTTTATTCCATCTCTTCTATTTTCTTCCGCGATCCGGAACTTACCCCCGCACATTTCAGCCTGCTTTCTCCTTCCGGCAGCATCATCAGTGATGATGAACCGGATGATGACACGCTGATGGCCGCAGCTGAGGGGATCACAGGAGGTATCCGATATGGCCCAGCAGATTAGCGATCTGGTCATCAACCTTGATGTCGACAGCGCCACGTTCAGCGAGCAGGTTGCCCGTATAAAGGGCCAACTCACAGGGATGGCGGATGACTCTGAAAAAGTCCAAACGCGAATGCAGCGCGCCTCAGAGCGACAGGTTGCAGCATTAAAAAGTGTGGGGGATGCAGGTGCTTCTGCAGCGGCGGAAATCAAATCCCGCCAGGCAGACGCCACGGAAGGGTTGGCTCAAAACTGGCAAAAAGTATCTAAATCCGTTGATGAAACACACCGCCGGGTGGCAGACCTCAGCCAGCGCATGCGTGAGAATGACGGCCAGGCGGCGGTGCTCGCAAGGCGGCAGGATGAACTTGCTGCATCTTTTTTTCGCCAGATAGACAGTGTTCGCCAGTTGAACGGAGAAACACAATCTCTCGCTAATGTGCAGGCACGCTTTCGTGCCGCAAGGGCTCAGGGAAATATTACCCAGCAGGATTACCTTGCGTTGATCTCTCATACGACAGCCCGACAGAAAGAGCTTCAGATTGTCGAAGAGAAAGCAGGGATTGCACGGGCGCGTTTTCTCCGTCAACTGAAGTCTCAGGTCGTAGAGCAAAAGCTCTCCGGTACCGAACTGCTGCGAATGAAGGCTGCGCAGGTTGGAGCCAGTGATGCCGCAGAAGTTTATATCCGTAAGCTTGAAGCGGCTAAAGTAGCCACGCACGGGCTGGGTCTGCAAAGTGCTGCGGCGCGTCGGGAACTTGGCGTTCTGATGGGCGAAGTCATGCGCGGTAACTTTGGTGCCCTTCGTGGTTCGGGTATTACGCTGGCCAACCGCGCCGGATGGATAGATCAGCTGATGACTTTACGCGGGCTGGGCATGGCTGGCATGGTCGGGGGGATTGCTACTGCGGTTGTCGGGTTAGGTAAAGCCTGGTATGACGGTAGCAAAGAGTCTGAGGAATTTAATAAACAGCTAATCCTGACCGGGAGCTACGCGGGTAAAACATCCGGTCAGCTTCAGGCGCTGGCGCGTTCGCTGGCCGGTAATGGTATCACGCAGCATGCCGCTGCAGGTGTGCTGGCACAGGTCGTGGGAAGCGGCGCGTTCAGCGGTAATGATGTCAGCATGGTCAGCAATGTTGCCGCCAGGCTGCAGCAGGCTACCGGGCAGGCTGTCGATGAAACCATCAACCAGTTTAAACGTCTGAAGGATGATCCGGTTAACGCGGTCGCGACGCTCAATGATTCCCTGCATTTTCTGACGGCCACCCAGTATGAACAGATTTCTTCTGCTCAGGCGCTGGGGGATTCGCAGAAAGCAGCCGAGCTGGCAATGCGGGCATATTCTGATGCCGTTATACAACGAGCGGGGGCTGTAGAGGACAATCTCGGCTCCCTCGAAAAAGCCTGGAATTGGGTGAAGAATGCCGCTTCCGGGGCGTGGGATGCGATGCTGGGTGTAGGGCGTAATCCTGACACCGCGATGAAGCGCCAGGACTCTTTTGCTGAATGGCAGGCAGCAGAGAAAGAGTACCGTGCGCTGTCCAGCAATCTTAAAGTCGACCCGGATTATGCCGGTAACAACGTTCTGCAGAAAGCTGATGCGGAAAGGCTGAGAAACGCGCGCCAGCAGGTGGAGCTTAAAAAGCAGGCTTATGATCTGGCTGATCAGCAATATGCCCAGGAAGGACTGACAGCCGCGCGGGAAAAAATGCGGACGGACCAGCAGACTCAGGCAATCCGCAGCCAGCAGCAGTTTAACCAGTTGGTGGAGTCCGGCGCGACAGCGGCAGAAAAGCGGGCTTCAGCAGAGAAAAAGCTCAGTCAGCTTATTGAGAAAAACCGCCAGGATGCGAAAGACGGAATCGCCACGCTGTGGACTGACAAGGATATTGCTGCAGCGCGGGCCGGGATTGAAAAGCAGTTTAAGGACGCAAAAACCCCCAAAGGCAAAAGCTATTCAACGCCAGCCGGTGACAAAGCAGAGGAAAAGGCGCAGGCCGAACTTCTCACCCTTCAGGCCCAGCTTAAAACGCTTGAGCAGCATACCAGCGTAAACGACGTCATAAGCAAACAGCGTCAGGACCTCTGGCAGACTGAAAATCAGTTCACCGTTCTGCAGGAGGCTGCTGGTCGTCGTCAGCTTACGGCGCAGGAAAAATCCCTGCTGGCGCACAAGGAAGAAACGCTCGAGTACAAGCGGCAGCTGGCCGACCTGGGCGATAAGGTCGCTCAACAGCAAAAGCTCAATCAGCTTGCCGACCAGGCGGCTAAATTCCATCAGCAGCAGAGTGCGGCAAGGGCCGGTCTTCAGGCACAGTCAGAGGGGGTATCCAGCCGGCAGGCTGGGAGAAAATCAACCCTGAAGCGTCTCAGCGAAAGCTATGCCTATAATCCGGCAGAGCAGCGAAAGGTTCTTGAAGATCAAAGGGCGACATTCGAGGCTGAAGATGCCCTGCGCGCAAACTGGCTGGCAGGTGCCAAACAGGGTTGGGCTGAATATCAGGATTCAGCGACAAACGTCTTCAGCTCGGTTCAGCAGATTTCACAGGCAACGTTCAGCGGGCTGGCGGGCCAGCTTACCAGCCTGGTGACAACCGGCAAAGCCAGCTTTAAGGACTTCACCAGTTCGATCCTCAAAATGATTGTGTCCGTTATCAACCAACTGCTGGTGGCCTACACCATCCAGAGCGCGATGGGCTGGGTGAGTGGTGGTGCTAAAGCGCCAGCGTCAGGCCAGTCTTTTGCGGTACCGTCTTTCCGCCCCTCGGGCTATGACGTAGGTGGTTATACCGGGCACGGTGGCAAATATGAGCCTGCCGGTATTGTTCACCGCGGCGAGTTTGTTTTCACCAAAGAATCTACCAGCCGTATCGGCGTGTCCAACCTGTACCGACTTATGCGTGGGTATGCCTCTGGCGGTCTTGTCGGTGGTGGTAAGGTCCCCTCGACTGGCATCGGTGGGGTTAGCGTTTACGCACCTGTTTCAGTCGCTACTGCTCAGCCCGGCGATCAGAAACAACAGCAGGGCAGTGGTGATGCGCTGACTAAGGCATATCAGAAAGTGATCGACCGTTCCATTCGTGATGGTATCGCCAGGGAGATTCGTCCGGGGGGAATCATCTGGAGCGCCAACAAACAGAGGTAAGTGATGGCTGTAGAACACTTTACCTGGCGTATTCAGGCTGCGAGCCAACCCACTCTCAGCAGCAAGGATACTGTCAGAACAGCTCAGTTCGGTGATGGATACAAACAGATTAGTGGTTCTGGCCTGAACGATGAGGTTCTAAATTATGCCTTTTCTTTTACTGGTGATCCGGTAATAGCCAGAGAGATTCATTCATTTTTACGGAGGCACAAAACCAAGTCTTTCACATTCACTCCACCTGGTGGTGATTTAGCCCTCTGGCGTGTTGAGGCAAACAGTCTGCAGCGAGTCACCCTGAATAAAAAAGTGGAAACCGTAACTGCAATGTTTGAACAGGCATTTGCACCATGAGCTTAAACAGTGATTATCAGAAACTTGAGCCGGGCAACGTTGTCCGGCTTTTTGATGTCGATGGCACCGCATTTGGTGTTTCCGACGTTCTCCGCTTCCACGCCCACAATATTGCCCACACTCCCGATGAAATTGCAGCTGCTGGTGGAGATGAAAATAAGCTACCGGCGAAATCGATCTGGTGGCAGGGGCAGGAATATAAAGCCTGGCCCTGCCAGATCGAGGGTATTGAGACGGCGACCGACGGGACCAACGCGCAGCCAACGCTCTCGGTCGCTAACCTGGACAGTTCCATTACGGCGCTGTGTCTTGCTTATGATGACCTGCTGCAGGCAAAGGTCACGATTCATGACACACTGGCGCAGTATCTGGATGCGAAAAACTATCCGGAGGGCAACCCGTCAGCGGATCCGCAGCAGGAAAAGCTGAAGGTGTTTTACATTGACGCCAAGAGCACTGAAACCAACGAAGTGGTGGCGTTTACGTTGTCCAGTCCAATGGACCTGCAGGGGGTGATGATCCCGACGCGCCAGCTACATTCGCTTTGTACCTGGTGTATCCGAAACAAATACCGCTCAGGTGATGGATGCGACTATGCCGGAACCCGCTATTTCGATAAAAACAACAACCCGGTGAGCGATCCGTCGCTGGATGAATGCAACGGCACGCTGACGGCCTGCAAACTCCGATTCGGCGAAAATAACGAACTTTCGTTTGGTGGTTTCCCGGGCACGTCTTTGATAAGGAGCTGATATGCGCCAGAAAACCATCAATGCGATTATGGCTCATGCGGCTGCGGAATATCCGCGCGAGTGCTGCGGCGTGGTGGTGCAAAAAAGCCGTGTTGAGAGGTACTTCCCTTGCCGTAACCTCGCAGCAGACCCGACTGAACATTTTCACATGTCGCCAGAAGATTATGCCGCTGCCGAAGACTGGGGAACAGTGATCGCCATTGTTCACAGTCATCCTGACGCCACAACACATCCGAGCGAACTGGACAAAGCCCAGTGTGATGCAACGCTGTTGCCGTGGCATATCGCCAGCTGGCCGGAAGGCGATTTACGTACCATTACTCCCCGCGGAGAACTGCCGCTGTTGGAACGACCGTTTGTGCTTGGCCACTTCGACTGCTGGGGGCTGGTAATGAGCTATTTTCGGCAAACGCATGATATCGAGCTCCACGATTACCGGGTGGATTATCCCTGGTGGGAAAACGACTATCCGGACAACTTCTATCAGGATTGCTGGTATGAATGCGGTTTCCGTGAATTCGATGGGCCACCGAAACCCGGCGATATGGTGATCATGCAGGTCCAGGCTGATAAGTGGAACCACGCGGGAATTCTGCTGGAGGGTAATATGCTGCTGCACCACCTGTACGGACACCTGAGCCAACGAGTGCCGTATGGTGGCTACTGGCAGGAAAGGACGATGAAGATTCTACGTTACAAATCTCTGTGCTAACCTTTTGTAAAACCAAAGGGGATAGGGATATGAAAAAAGCATTATTGGCACTTTCTTTGTTAATCATGGCTGGTTGTTCTAGCATGCAGGATCTCCGGAAGGAGCCAGCGTCAAATACTTTTCAATCGAAGAAACAAGTTGACGCGGTAGCTGAATGCATACTTGGGGGCTGGCAAGAAGAAAGCCAAAAATATGGAAGCGTTTTTATTCAGCCTTATGACGGTGGTAAAACTGTTTTTACGCAATCTCAGCTTGAGATGGTTGATTTAATATCGGACGGCGGAATTACCAAGATAGAATTTCGTCATCAAGGTGGCCTATTTGCTTATCGAATCAACAGCCGGATTAAAGTAATAGAACGCTGTATCTAACCAAGACTTAACCCGCTTTGGCGGGTTTTTTTATGGTGAGAATATGAAAGAAGTAATGACAACAATTCAGCTCGGCGGAGTGTTAGGAAAGACCTTCGGTAGAACCCATCAACGACTGATAGCGCGAACTGGTGAAGCCGCTATTGCTTTAAGTAAAACATTGCCCGGTTTCGAAAGTTTCATGATCAGTAGTAAACGTCGCGGATTAACTTTCGCGGTGTTTAAAGGAAAAAGGAATATTGCCGCAGATGAGATGGGGTTTCCCTCTGAAGGCAATGTAGTAAGTATTATGCCTGTAATTATCGGTAGTAAACGCGCTGGTCTTTTGCAGACCATATTAGGAGCAGTTTTGATAGCTGCGGCTGTCTTTGTTTCTGGCGGAGTTGGCGCTGCATTCGCTGCTGGTGGGTTTACTGGGTTTGCTGCAGCCACTGGCGCCTCGTTGGTCCTCGGTGGGGTTATTCAGCTTTTATCACCGCAGCCATCAGGCATAGCCAGCAAACAAAGCGCAGATAACCGTGCATCGTATGCGTTCGGCGGCGTGACAAATACCGCCGCACAGGGTTACCCAGTACCGCTCCTGTACGGCCGCCGGCGAATCGGCGGGGCAATTATTTCTGCCGGAATTTATGTCGAAGATCAGCAGTAGATAACAAACCTTTTTACAAGCCACCTTCTGGTGGCTTTTTTATGGGCGCGATATGGCGAATGAAATTACCGGACGAAAAGGGGGGAGTTCCAGTTCCCGAGCTCCTACCGAACAGCCTGATGATCTGCAATCAGTAGCGAAGGCAAAGATCCTCGTTGCGCTTGGGGAAGGGGAGTTTGCTGGACAACTAACCGGCAAGGATATCTACCTGGATGGAACGGCGCTGGAGAATGCTGACGGTTCCCAGAACTTCAGCGGCGTGACGTGGGAGTTTCGCGCGGGAACGCAGGCGCAAAAATATATTCAGGGTATTCCCGGTACCGAAAACGAAATCAACGTTGGAACTGAAGTATCAAGCGCAACAGCCTGGACGCGTACCTTCACCAACACCCAACTATCAGCAATTCGCCTGCGACTGAAATGGCCTTCTCTGTTTAAGCAAGAGGACAACGGCGATCTGGTAGGGTATTCCATCAATTATGCAATAGACCTGCAAACTGATGGTGGGACCTGGCAAACCGTTCTTAATACCAGCGTAACCGGCAAAACGACGTCTGGTTATGAGCGCAGCCACCGTATTGATTTACCGCAGGCTGGCAGCACCTGGACAATCCGACTACGTAAGATTACCGCTGACGCAAACAGCGCCAAGATCGGCGACACGATGACGCTGCAAAGCTTCACGGAAGTGATTGATGCCAAGCTGCGCTATCCGAACACCGCGCTGCTGTACATCGAATTCGACTCAAGTCAGTTCAATGGTTCGATTCCACAGATATCCTGTGAACCACGTGGCCGAGTGATCCGCGTGCCTGATAACTATGACCCCGATACGCGGACTTATAGTGGTACATGGCAGGGCGCGTTTAAGTGGGCCTGGACCGACAACCCGGCGTGGATATTTTACGATCTGGTGATTACAGATCGCTTTGGTCTGGGTAATCGCCTGACTGCCGCCAATATCGATAAATGGACGTTGTACCAGGTATCGCAGTATTGCGATCAGCCGGTACCGGATGGAAAGGGTGGAAGCGGGACAGAGCCACGCTATACCTGTAACGTCTATGTTCAGGACAGGAATGACGCTTACACTGTGCTGCGTGACTTTGCGGCTATATTCCGGGGTATGACGTACTGGGGCGGTGATCAGATTGTTGCGCTTGCCGATATGCCGAGAGATGTGGATTACGCTTACACCCGCGCTAACGTTATCGACGGACGCTTTACCTATTCCAGCAGCACGACAAAAACGCGGTATACCATCGCGCTGGTTTCCTGGTCTGATCCGGGTAACGCCTATGCGGATGCGATGGAGCCGGTCTTTGAGCAGCCTCTGGTGGCCCGGTACGGATTTAATCAGCTGGAAATGACAGCCATCGGCTGTACCCGGCAATCAGAAGCGAACCGAAAGGGGCGCTGGGGTATTCTCACCAACAATAAGGATCGCGTTGTTTCGTTTGATGTTGGCCTGGACGGAAACATTCCGCAGCCGGGATACATCATCGCCGTGTCAGACGAGCTTCTGTCCGGCAAAGTTATGGGCGGCCGCATCAGTGCTGTTAACGGTCGCGTGATTAAACTTGACCGCGTAGCTGATGCAGCAGCAGGCGATCGCCTTATTCTCAATCTTCCCTCCGGTGCGTCACAGAGCAGGACTATTCAGGCGGTTAACGGGGAATCAGTCACAGTCACCACGGCATACAGTGAGACACCACATGCCGAAGCTGTATGGGTGGTTGAGTCAGATGAACTCTACGCCCAGCAATATCGTGTTGTCAGTGTCTCCGATAACAATGATGGTACCTTCTCGATTACCGGCGCATGGCACGACCCGGATAAATATGCCCGTATCGATACCGGAGCCATCATTGACCAGCGGCCGGTGAGTGTGATCCCGCCGGGTAATCAGTCGCCGCCGGCTAACATTGTGATCAGCTCGTTTTCAGTGGTGCAGCAGAATATCAGCGTCGAAACCATGCGTGTGAGTTGGGACCAGGCGCAGAACGCCATCGCCTACGAGGCACAGTGGCGCCGCAATGATGGTAACTGGGTAAACGTGCCGCGCAGCTCCACCACGTCATTCGATGTACCGGGTATTTATGCCGGGCGTTACCTGGTGCGTGTGCGCGCCATTAACGCCTCTGAAATTTCCTCTGGCTGGGGCTACTCCGAAGAGAAAACGCTGACGGGCAAGGTGGGAAATCCACCGAAACCTGTCGGCTTTGCGACAACGCCGATCAACTGGGGGATTCGCCTGAACTGGGGATTCCCGGCTAATACCGGGGACACGCTGAAAACGGAAATTCAGTACACCGCGAACAGTGATTTCTCAAATCCCCTTTTGTTGTCGGATGTGCCTTATCCGTCTGCCGAATACACCCAACTGGGATTAAAAGCGGGACAGGAGTTCTGGTACCGCGCGCAACTGGTAGACAGAACGGGTAATGAATCAGGCTGGACTGACTGGGTTCGTGGTGAATCTAATGCGAATGCTGACGACTACCTGGGCGATATTGCCGATGACTTCCTGACTTCTGCCGACGGTGACCGTCTGACAAGCGATATTGATACCAACCTCGAAGCCGCATTGCAGAATGCGCTGGCCAACCATGCAACCGTGGAACACCAGTGGGCGCAGTACGGCGAGGTGCGCGCGGATATTCTGGTGGTTAAAACGACCATTGCGCAGGTCGATAAGGCCATGGCTGAAATGTCGACGCAAGTGCAGGCGCAGTTCAATGATGTGACTGCCGCGCTGGAAGATAAGCTCACCGCCGTGGTTGATGCGACCGGGGCATCTGCAATTTACACCCTTAAAACCGGGGTTCGAATAAACGGTGTGATGTATAACGCCGGGATGTCTATCGCGGTGCTGGCGGAAGCGGGTAAGCCGGTAGTCACCCGCGTCGGATTTAACGCTAATCAGTTCGTCCTGATGAGTGGTAGTGGCAATACGCAATATTCACCGTTTGCGGTGGTCAATGGTCAGGTATTTATCAGCGATGCTTTTATTCAGTATGGCCAAATCACGCTGGCAAAAATTGGTGAGCTGCGCTCTGCTAATTATGTCCAGGGACAAACCGGCACAATCATGAAATCAGACGGGACGTTTGAAATGAATGGAGCAGTTGCCGGCGAGGGCGCAACGAAAATGACCAACCTGAATTACAGCGTTAAAGATGGCAATGGCGTTCTTCGTGTGCAGATTGGCAAATTAACAGGGGTATTCTGATGACATGGGGAATTCAGACATGGGACGCTAACGGCGTCCCAAATAACTATGGCATTAAACCTGTAACCGTGGTGGGCATCATCGATCTTGCCCTGGGTCAAAAAACGGGAAGCTACCAGTTCAACCTTGATCCCAGTTTAAAGGTCGGTTTTGCAGTTGGTACTATGGAGGATAAAGGGACAATAAGTTACACAGATAAAAGAAATATTATTGCATCTGGAAACACCATAACAATACAGCCTTCTGGTGGTGATGGGATTAATGATTATCCGGCAATGAAAGTGCAGTTAATCGTGTTTGCGGAGACTGCATAGATGGCAAAATATGGCGCATTAATTTCATTACCTAACGGGAACCCTTTTATCACGCCTGATTCCACACCCATGACGCTTTACCGAAAGGTCACTGTAAATTCAACTTTGGCTTCGGACTTTAACAGTGCTACGGCATCAGTAGTCATCAACGGGCAGAAGGGTGGAATTGTATTTGCCAGGACCAGTGCAGCTGCAAAGATATCAGCTTCAAAAAATGGCAATACATTCAGTGTTAGTGCGTCTAATTACAGAGGTTCGTCTTTTGTTCTTGAGGCCTATTTTTTTGCTATATATCCGCTTACCCTTCCGGCCTGGGGTGTGGCTATATGGGATGCCGAAGGGACACTGGTACTTACGAATGAGTCCCGGGTATTAAGCGACCTTACAACAATAGGCTCACCCGGCGCTGCAACGGGTGGGCTTAACATTGATACATACATGGCAGGAAAATGGGCCGTAAATCCGATGGGGCTGGGGTCTGTTCTTCTGCATGCTGGTTCAGCACCTGGCGGACAACCAATAATCCAGCCTGTGGATGTGGGAACGGGGTGCTTCAATGAAGGTGCGGGAACAAGAATAAAAGGACTTTCATCAACAACAGCAAGTGGTTCTTCAGTCGGAACGACGAATAGCGGGATTGTAATAACGGCGATAAACACAGCCGCATATGATTAAACCGATCGATTTAAACGATCAATTTAAGAATATTGATCTATTAAAACTATTTTTATTATTCAACGCCATTGGTTATTTTTTGTTTAAATAATTAACTCTGGTGTCGAAATGAAAAATATAATTATTCCAGTTATTGCCTGTCTGGTGCTTTCAGCATGTTCAGGACCCGTTCTGGAGAAACAGAAACCGGTTTGTCAGGCTGAGTTAGTGGCTGGTGGACTGCCCCAGTCAGTGCAGATTTACGGTGTGCGAAAAGTTGCTAATCAGACTGAGTACAGAGCCGGTTATCCATTTAACTGGCGATGGGTGAATAAAAATAACTTCACCAGTTCGAATTGCCCTCAATGAAATACCAAAAATAACCCGCTCCGGCGGGTTTTTTATTACCTGAATTCAGGAGATATCCATGTCAGCAGGAACTTTAACCTTGACGCATAATTCTGCTGCGGTCGCTGGCAGCGGGACCGCGTTTACCACCGAGGTGGCGGCCGGAGATTTTATTGTTGTCACTGTCGGCGGCGTTCCCTATACGCTCCCGGTTAAATCAGTGGAAAGCGGTACAGCGTTGACGCTGGTCAGTAATTTCACCGGGCCAACACAATCTGGTGCGGCCTGGTCTGCTGTTCCTCGTGTGGCGCTGAATATGGTCACCGCGGCGCTGGTGGCTCAGAGCACAGAAGCGCTTCGAGGCCTGAATTACGATAAACAGAACTGGCAGCAGTTCTTCACCGCTACCGGCGATGTAACCATCACGTTTCCAGACAACAGCCAGATGACAGGGCCATCAGCGAAAAAATTAATCAATAGTGTGGGTGACAAAGCTGATAAAACAGATCTGAATAAAAAGGCAGACTCATATTTTCCGAATTTTACCGGGAAAATGAATTTTGATGGAGGTGCCGCATCAATATACCAGTCATCAGGTGTGATGATTATGAGTACTGCCGGCGTTGATCGCTTGCAGCTGAGCTCGAATGGAATTTATTTAGTCAGCGTCATGGATGCGGCGGGGGGGTATCGTTCACGTCAGGGGCAAAGTTTGGCGACAACATCAAACGTCTGGAATTTTCACTGGAACGGCTCACTCAATGCATGGGTTGATTCGTCTAACGTCGGTCAGGTGTCACTTGTCACTACATCAGATAAATTTCTGAAGAAAGACATAATTTATCAGTCAGATGAATCGCCAACATTTTACATCCAATGCCTTGATGAGGTATTGCGCTGGAAACCTGCATTATTCAAATATAAAAAGCGCGGGGTTATTCCGGAATCTGATGAGAAGCTCGGGTTTATTGCAAACGACCTTGTTGAAGTATCACCCGAGTGTGTTACCGGAGATGGTTTGAAAGAAGACTTTGATCCACTCAACCCAGTCGGGGCGTATAGTCTGAACGAAGTCGCAATGCTTGCAAAACTGACCGGAGCAATTCAGGCATTGCAGAAACAAATTACTGAACTTCAGGGCAGTAGGGTGTGATGCCTTTCTTGTGATATGAATTGCCGCAGTCACGTCGTATGCAGAACGGACTGCGGCAGACCGTCACTTAATCTGAAACCAGCCACATATCAGCCTCTTCAAACATTTCCTGAACAGTACGGCTTATCTGTTCCTTCTCGTGCTTGCTGGCGTCAGTGTTGATCGCCGGTAATGTCATCATCGGTTTAACCCGGACATCAGCGTCGGGGAAAATCCGGTGAACCCTCTTGGTCAATTCGCCCAGAATGATATCTTTTGCACCGGGCAGACCATCAAAATTCCTTTTGTCATAAACGAGTTCCACGAACAT